CCGCAGTCGTACAACGGAAGACCAGACCGCTGGCTTGGAGCGTACTGGCGCGGACAATATTACCGACGCTGTAAGCAGTAGAGCTAGCCCAAGCTGAATACGCCATCAGGGTTCAAATACTTGACGGAAGGTGGCAGTAATCGTGTTGACGTTGGCGTAGCGATGATCGCGTGACCAACTTTCAACAACCCACTTGTAAGCAGTGGTGTCATCAAGCGGAGTCCAATCAAAGCTGGCATTATCGGCAGCACGTGCATCAAAGAAAGCTTCAATTGCATCCGCATCAGTGCTGTCTTTAGCAGTCCACTTCAAATCCCAAACGCGGGGATTTTGATTCAAGCCGTAACTAAGACGCTGCTCATACCCATCACCAAATTGCACTTTGCGTACAACAGGCTGGCTTTTACGCGAAGAACCAAAATCAGGCGTCGTCCCGCCTGTACTGGTGCCAACTGTCGCGTCGTTAAAGACTGCCATCAGACTCCTGCGAGAAGACCACCTGGACGTTTTTGTTTGATCAGTTCTTGCTGGACTGCAAGACCGATTGCCTTACCAAGTTGACCTGCCTGATCATTATTGCCTGTGACTTCGGAACCAGCAGCATCGACATTGACGTTGACGCTAATTCCATTGCCGTCTTTACCGTTCTTGATCGTTACGGGAATGGAACGACCATCAGGAAGCGGCACATAGGCTTCAGGAGTGCTGCCTTCGCCAAAGACCGCCATTTGCGGGCTGTTAGCAATACCACCGCGTGCATAAGCCTTTAGGGGCATTGGACCACGTGAAGTCATCACTCCGCCGTTGGCAGCAAACAGGGATGGGAACAAACCCTTCATGCCAGCTTGCAAACCAAAATTCAGAAGCAGACGAGCTGTTTGACGAAGAATGTCAGAAAGGATTTCACGGAATGATTTTGCTTGCTCAAACAAATTCATGAAGGCATCGCCCAAGCCGGTTGCAAATGTTTCAACAACTGACTTAGCAAGTTGTTGGCTTTCGCTAAGTTCTTTTTTAATTTCCTTTTGTTTTGTCAGCTGTTTAGCCATGCCATTTGCCATTTTTTCACCAAGTGCCACAGACTGTTTTTCAAAATCCGTTCTAGCTTTTACAAGGTCAACACTCAATTGATTGGGTTCCTTGCCAGATTCACGTAATTCAAGCAAACGCGCTTCGAACTCAAGCTGAAGTTGGAGCATTGGATTTGTTTCTTCAAGCGCAGCAATTTGAGCGTTTCTAAGTTCGACAGAGATATCTCTTCTTTCTTTTAGGTTTTTATTTGCTTGAGATGATGCACTGGGCAATATTCCTGGCAAACCTGTTGCCCCATCTTCATCAGCCCCAAGTCCAATGCCTTTTAAGGCGCGTTGTTCAGTTGCCCTTTTGAGATCAGCTCGCAACTGATTTAATGTTCTAAGAGCCCGAGTTCTTCCCGGACCTTTTTCAGGAACTACTGTTTCAGCAATTTGCTTTTGAAGATTTTCAACTTCGCCAGACAGGTCGATTTTGAATAATCTGTTGAGTGCTGAAATTGCGCCGTTGATTAACTTGATAATCTCGGTAAATACGTTCTGAAATGCAGCTCCAACAGGGGCAAGCAACTTGCCAACGTTTTCGCTCAGCTTGCTCAACTGAACCTGTAAACGTTCGCCCGCTGCAGCAGGTCCATTGACAATCGCTTCAGACGACTTGCCAAATCGAGCGAACAGTAATTCAGAGAACTTTTGGAAATCTTGAAGGCTGACCTTGCCGTCTTCTAATGCCTTATCAAGCTCGGCAGGTGTCATGTTGAGCGACTGCGCAAACAAAGTAAAAGCGCCGGGCAGACGTTCACCAATTTGCTGCCGCAGTTCTTCAGCTGACACCTTGCCTTTACTGAAGACTTGCGCGGTCGCAGTCAAAGCAGATGCAAGATCTTGCAGATCACCGCCAGTACCGCGAACACCAGCAGCAACACCCTTAAATGCTTTCTCTGTGTCTTCAAGGCTGCCGCCTGCTCCAATCACTGAAGCGGCCAACTTTGTAAATTGCCTTGTAATAATTTCCTGCGGAATCTGGAACTGTTGAGAAAGCTTTTCAACAGTTGATAACGCCTGTTGGTATTGGGCGTAATCCTTCGTTAGGCCAGCAAGGGCAATGCGTTGCTTCTCTAAATTTGCGGCATAGGTCGCTGTTGAACCCGCTGCCCCTTGCAGCTGTCCTGTAACTGCACCAATGGTTGCACCTGCGACGATTCCAGCAGGACCACCCAATGCTCCCAATAGCGCACCAGTACCGCCTGCCGCGCCACCAAAGACAGCGCCAGATGCAACACCGCCTGCAATGCGAGCAGCGCCACCTACACCGCCTAGACCACGGGCTGCAAGAAAAGCGCCAAGGCCGCGGCCTGCGGGTGCAGCAGCCGGTCCAATTGGTGACTCATATTGAGTAACGCCAGCAGTGCCGCGATAAGCCCCAGTCAACGGATCGCGTATCAAACCCGTCGATGTACGCATTACAGAAGCAGCCTGTCTTGCATTGCTGCTGACCTGCTTGAAACTATTTGACAGGCTTACGTTTGTTCTTTGAAGTTGCGCCAGTCGCTGATCAAGTAAATCAGCCTGTGTTTTTGCTTCAAAGAATTCTTGACTTGTTACGTCAGTGTTATTTGCAACTTCACGAAAAGCGGCAGAGAATGCTTTTAATGAATTGATGCTTTGCGTTGACTGTGCATAAACAGTTTTCAACTCACTATTGAGTTGCTTGAAATTGATATTTGTTGCAGTGGCCTGCTTGCCAACATTTTGCAGGTTGCTCTCAAGCCGCTTGAGCTGCTCACCGCCTTCCTGCTGAATCCTGACGATTAGCTTGGTGACTTGGCTCATTTCCGGTTCGCGTTCAGAACGGCAAGGGCTGCTAGTTCCATTACCTGTACGCCTTCGAAGATGGCAACAGGATCCTTGACTGAATACAGCTTACAGAGCCATTCCAAACTCGGGTAGTTCAAGCCAGTCAACCCAGCCATGCTCGTGTTCCACTGCGTAGACATCCGCACGAACATCAACACGGCGTCCCAGTTCTCTTCCCAAACTTCAAAGTCTTTTTGTACGGTTGAAAGCCGTACAGCAGCAATTTGCTCTGGGCTTGCACCCAAAGCTTTTAGATCCGTCTCCCGTTCGTCAACAACGCCGCCCTTTGCCCAATATTCGGCGGCGGCTTTTAGTTTTTTGCGGGCGCTCCGGTCACGCTGTCGGCGTAAGCCTGAATCAATGCACGCAGGACATAAGGATCATCACAAAGCTGCTCTTTGTTCTTTTCAGTGAAAGGAACAGGCTTGCCAGCTTCATCAGTCACGCCTTCCCAGCCAAGCAAAATCTCGCCAACAAGAGCGTCATCACCCTTATCGACGAGATTGTTAAAGGCTGAACGGCTGATCTTCTTGAAGACTGCTTCAAACGCTTGGGTTTCAAACTGGTTGCCGTCAACGGGGACTTCAACCTTGACTTCCCACTTGTAGGAAGCAGTCTTCTTGAGAACGAATGCCACGCAGGATCAGGTGAATTGCAGGCTCAGCTCGTCGTTGCCGCTGGTGGTTGGCAGAGCCAAGTACGGCATGGACAACGAGATGACACCGTTGGTATCGCCATAGGATACTCCGGTAACATCCGTTTGCGCAGCGGTCAGGGTGACGATGTTGCCACCAGTCGCACCGAGCACAAGGCTGGTAGAAGCAGTTGCAACACCCACTGCATCAGCGAAGTAATCAGTGGTGCCAATTGCAGGAGCTTCGATCACGGCAGTACCACCAGGGGCACGGTTCGTGATCAGCACTTCCTTGTTGGAAGCGGTCTCCTTGTAGATCAGCTCGTTATTAAGAGCCAGATCGAACGACTCAATCCGCTGACTCGTCTCACCAAAGAAGGTGGCGGTGGTCATGTTGGTGTCGTTGACTTCCAGCGCTGCGGCTTGGTTGGCAACAGTGAAGGTGCCAGACAGGGCGGTGTCGTCAGGAGCGTTGTAGATCCCGATCATGTTGAAGCTGGCAACAGCGAACTGACCAGCGGTGAAGTTGAAGCTGACAGAACCGCGAGCACCAGTGATCTTGTGGCGGGTGCCGTCGTAGAAGCAATAAATAGTTGCAGAGTCAAAGCTGCTGCTCACACCTGCATAGGTGACGCTGGTGTCGGCCACAGTGGTCTCAGACAGACCGCAGGACTTCAGCAGCGGACCAAAAGCAGGAGCGGTGCCAGCAGTACCAGAGCCAGCCAACTCAACATCAAAAGTGACGCTGACTCGCTTATTGGCAACCAGGGTTGAACGAGTGCTGTTGCCAATAAAACCTTGAAAGGCAGCGGCCTGAACGTTGTCAGACTCGATAGGAGTCACTTCAAGATTCGTAACCTGAATTGCGTTAGAGCCACCAACGGGAGTGCTGTCAGTCCCGTAAGTTGACTCAATCTTCGCAATCAGGAATCTCTTCCGAGTTAGTGCCATTGTCAGTGGGAGCGGGTGGTTCTGTGATCAGTGTAAGTTTCCCAGTTTTAGGGTCAAACAAGTAACTGCCGCCCGCGCCGGGATTGGGAACTTCCTTACGAATTTTAGCCATGATGTCAGTTGCTAGTTAGGTCAGTTCTGCTAGTGCGATAACGCACTAAATAATC